CGGTAGGGGACGATACCGCCATGCACACCTGCGAGGTCAGCTGAGCCGAGATAGCGGAGTCGAGACCCTTACCGGGGCCGGTCACCGTGGGTTTCTGCGTGGCCCACCAGAGCGGAATCTCTGCCGATCGTGCGCGTCGAGCGATTGAACGCAGGCCGGTCACGGCGTCGGGAACCTCAGACATCAGCTCCGCGCCTTCGTCAACGACGACGACGATACGCGGACGCTCCGGCGTGGGCTCCCATGTGTCGAGGCTTTCGGTACGCATGATCGCCTCACGCTCTTTCATCTCGGTCACTAGATCGTCAATGACCGACTGGATACCGTCTGCCTCGGATTCGACGCGAGCGACATGTGACCACAGCGCGCCTTCTACTTTCAGGTCGATGATGACGATCATGGTGTTCGGGAGCGCGAGCGCTTCCGCCATGAGCACACGCAACGCCACCGACTTGCCAGCACCGGACATGCCCGCGACACTGAGCCGGTCGGTCACGTCGACACTGACGACTTCGCCCGTGTCCGCGTTGAGTCCCAGTCCCTTTCGTTCCGGTGACCAGGTGAGGTCAAGGTCCCGCACGCGAGTGCGGATGCGAAGGACAGCCCGGTCTGCGGTACCGCCCGGCTTGACTTGCGTCTTGACCTCATCAGGAACCGCGAGCAGTGCTCGCAGTTGATCGACCTGGGTGTCCAGCTTTGCTGGCGTCCACAGTCCCGCGAACTCCATGGGGATCAAGATGCCGGACTCATCGATGACCGGAGCACCGGGGAACACCTCGTGCAGCTTGCGATCGGCGGCGTTGGCCTCCCAGGTGTGCACCCGATCGATGATCGCGGATTCGTGCCTGTTGGGCTTGAGACCCGCCTCAGCGTGTTTCCGGGAGAACAGGCGCGTCTTCTCTTCGACGGGGGCGAGCGTGGTCACCGACTGCACCGGCTCCGCGTCGTCGCGGTGCGTCCAGCCCAGCCACGCCAGGTATCCGTACGCAGCAGGCCATGCGAGGAGCGCACCGGGGTTGCCTTCGATGAGCATCCACGGGGGAACGATGAGCGCGCTCGCAGGGACAGCGAGCGTGAGCGCGCATCGGAGCGCGCGCGTTCCGAATGCGCGCGTGCTCACCTCAATGTCGGTGAGCGCGTTCGCGCGCGCGGGAGGCGCGCTGTGCGCGCGCCTGTTCTTCGACATGCGCGCGTGCGCGCGCATCGCTCGTTGATGCTGAGCGCTGAGCGCGCGCGCATCGCGCTCCTTGATGTGCGCCTCGATGCCTTCCGCGCGCGTCCATGCGCGCGCATCTTCGGCGAGCGCGCGCGCACCCCGCAGGGTGTAACCCCACGAGGTGCGCGCCATGCGCGCGTATGCGCGCTCGTTGTTCTCTTCGGCGCTCATCAGAATCCGCCAAGAGCCTCAGCAACGAGACCCTGCACAATGACCGTCAGGCCGCCGTACAGTACTTGAGCGAGCCCGAAAACCCACCCGTCCGCGCCGTGCGCAGCGATGGGGCCGATCAGGAGCGCCCAGATAGCGGCGTTGTTGTAGTCGGGATCGCTCCAGATGTCCGCCACGGTCGCCACGATGGCGAGCACGCAGATAACACCCATAACGGCGTGAGCGGGCACAGCACCGAAGTTGCCCAACAGGCTAGTGAAACGATCTGCGAGCCACGTTGACCACGTGGACGCGTAGATCAGGAATGAGGCGAAGATGCCCAGCACGAGCGCTACGTACGCCGCCTTCGTGCCCCGGCCCCACTTGTAGTTGATGATGTGCGCAGCGATGAACAACACCACGGCAATCGGGCCGGTAGTGTGGTTGTTCGTGGCGTCTACAGCTGCCATAACTTCCATCAGTGCATCCTTTCGTCTGTGTCTTAGGTCTGCATTAAATTATACACCCGCCTGGCACGGCACACCAGGCGGGTTGTCTCCGTGGTCGTGGTGACCTGCGGAAACGCTTAGAGAGCGGTGCTCTCGGCACACCGTGCCTGTGTGCCAAAACAGTGTTTCCGCAGGTCAACCGTGGTTTAGTGGTGTGCCAGTGGGTGTGCCGCTGGCACGGTCCCGGCACACCTTCCCCAAGGGTGTGCCGAGCGCTGTGCCGCTAGTAGCCGAGCGCCTTGCGCACGGGGGTCATCCACTTACCGCAGTTGCCCTCGGACAGCCGGGAGGCTTCCGCGAGGTGCTTGCGGTTGGGCAGGATGCCGTTCGTCTTCACGAACGCTTGTGCCCATGCCCTCATCTCCTCGGGACCGGCGAAGTAGGCCGCAACCGCGTCGATCAGGTCTTGCGCGCCATGCGCGCTCACAACCGGAGCAGGTGCGCGCATCTCTTCGACATGCGCGCTCTCCGTCTCCGATGCGCGCGTGTCCTCGGTGAGTGCGCGCGCATCGTCAGGAACATGCGCGCTCACTTCGAGTGCGCGCGCGGGAGGCGCGCTCACCGGGCGCAACGCGCGCGCGTTGTTAGTGCGCGCGCTCATCGATGCGCGCTCATTCCAAGGATTCATGTGCGCAACCGCTTCGGGAGCGAGCGCGCGCGCACCGACATAGCGCGCGGCAATGCGCGTCTGAATGCGCGCGCGCACTTCCGGCGTGAGAATGCCGAGCGCATCAGCGCGCGCCCATGCGCGATCGTATGCGCGCTCATGAAGCGCGCGCATCCACTTGTGCCCGACGTTCACGGCGTAGGCGTGGTTCACAATCTGGGTGATGAGTCGTTCAGTGACGACCGTGGTCGCGTCCTGCGAGGTAGCCTTACCCCGCTTCATACGCCACCAGACGATCAGAGCAGATGGCTTGTGCTCGCGCCCGAACTTGATGACCACGTGCCAGGCGATAGCGGCCAGCATGGGCCACAGCGCGAAGATGGGGCTTCCTCCACCCCACCAGGCGATGCCACCCATGAGCGCAGCCATTGCCCAGACACCAGCCTGGTACCAGTTGAAGCCGTCCCCCCTGGTCAGGTGCCAGAGCGACAACCCGCCGAGGATCGCAAGGAACGCCTCGAACACGATCACGACAGAGATCGCGGCGTCGATCGATCGGAGCGACGGGAAGTGAGAGATGGCGTTGACGGTGGCGTGCGCGCTCAAGTTCGTGGCCGCGACCGCGACGAGCGCAACCGCGCTCATGAGCGTGATGCGCAAGCGCGCGTCTGCGCGAGCGCCCGTTGCGCGCGCGTCTGCTCTGCGCTGCGCGCGCGCTTCCATGTCGAGGCGCTTGATCTCACCCCAGATGCGCGCGCGCTCACGTGCGCGCTCGCGCGCGCCTTGCGCGGTGCGCCAGAGAATGAGCGAGAGCATGAGCGCGCCGAGCGCGCACGCGCTCATGAGCGCGCCTGACGGTGTTGACGTAAAATCGTTCATCATGAGTCCTTCATCTTGGGGGACTCCCACCATAGCACGAAAGAAAGCGGGTACCCCCTGGGTGCCCGCTTTCTTTCACCGTACGGAACTCACGCCTAGCTTTCACTGCCAGCAGGCACCTTATAGACCGGTTCCGAACTCTTTATCAATTATCAGTGCCAGAACGCCAGCACGACCGCGATACGAATCGCGATGAAGACCGAAGCAAGAACCACGGTTACGGTGGTGAGTACTCGATACGGCTTGTTGATGTCCTTGAGATCGATCAGCCACGGAACCCACATGAACCCGAGCATGAAGTACTTGGCACACAGCGAGGTCAGATCAGGCGTTTCCCACCAGAGCATGAACGCGATCGTGAACAGCCCATACAAGAAGGCTGCCGAAGCGGTCCCGCTTCGCCGGTTGTCGCCTTCCTGCTGCCTGCCGATCAAAGCGAAGTTGAACGCGCCAAGCAGCAGGTACAGCGTGGTGTGCACAATCAGAATCGCAGTGTCCATCTTTCATCCTTTCGTCGTAATTGCGTGGACCGTGTCGGATTCGAACCGACAACCCTCTGCTTGCAAAACAGACGCTCTACCGTTGGAGCTAACAGCCCTAGGGAGAACAAGCCTCGCGAAGACTCACCCTCCCAGATGTTTGGAGATGTGGTACACCAAAACCACATGACGGCACTTAACCCGCCTATACCAACGTCGCGACATCCGGCGTCCCGTACACCGTGAGGGATTCGAACCCCCGACCCGCTGTTTGTAAGACAGCCGCTCGTTCCACTGAGCTAACGGTGCTTGCGTCTGCTAGACGTTGACGATGCGCCCTCCATAAGCAAATCCTCATGTGCCTAGCAGACTCGCGCGTTCCCGGGGACTCGAACCCCGCACCTCCATTACCTGGTGCTCTGCCAACTGAGCTAGAAACGCTACCCCGAAACCACTCGGGGCCTTTGTATCCGCATCGGGAGCTACCCGACCGAACCTGAGTCCGTGACGCTGGTTAAGCGCTGTCGACTTATGGTGTACGGACTAAACACACCGTAGCGAGTGCAGGATTCGAACCTGCGGTCTTCAGTTTATGAGACTGACGAGGACAACCGGACTCCTCTAACCCGCTATGTGCCGGACCGAAGTCCGGCCTCACTATCTTACCGCTTTAGCGTCGGTCGTCGCGACCATTGATGAGGCCGGTCTTCAGCGCCTCTTCGACGCGATCCATGGTGCTGCCACCAGACAGAGCGATCACAGCCGAGATGTCTTTCATGTGGGTGTATCGGTTACCCTCGAAGTGCCCGAATCCTCGGATGACCGACACGTGCCCAACCACGACGGGGTATTCTTTGCCGACGCTTGCGGCTTCATCAATGACGTTGTATTCGCCGTGCTGCATGGACTCGAAGCGGATCAAGGTGGCGTAAGCGGTGATGGTGTTCATGTCGTTCATCCTTTATCTTGGTCTTCATCTTGCTGATAAGAGAACAGTATCAGTGTCCCCCGGGGCTGTCAACCCCGGGGTCGAACTTTCTTGTTTCCGCAGGTCAGACCAGATACCACAGGTACTTAGTGCCTTCGGTGTTCTCCATGCGCACCTTCCCGTCACTCTGGAGACGACGCAGTGAGGTGTACACGTTCGCTTCCTTCTCCTGGAGTTCCGTAGCGAGCTGGGGCTTCGAGAGCCCTTCCGGGTTCTCGGCGAGAAGCTGCAAGATCGTAGCATTCCGTTTCGCCACCGCGGCGGACATCGGACGGCCGCGCTTGGGCTCCGGTTCCGCAACGAATTCCTGAACTGATTCCGGTTTGCTCGGGAACTCCGGCTCTGCGAACAGTTCGAGGGGTGCGCTTTCAAGCATCGGTGACGAGTCCGCGTGTACCAGCGCAGCCGCTTCCGCAGCCGCAGCCTTCATCGCTTCGAGATCAGGCTTCGGCTCCGCTACCGGCGTAGGCGTCGCGCGAGGTGCGGCCTTGGGCGCGGGTTCCGCTGCCTTCCGCTGCATCTCCGCACGCTTCTCGAACGCGTTCTTTTTCTGTCGGTTTGTCGCCACGTACATGATGGTACCTCCAAAGAGTAAAAGGGGACCCCGACTGGGGTCCCCTTGGATGATCTAGAAACCGGCGTCGATCGCGCTGCCACCGGCCATAGCGGGAGCGCCGCCGCCAACCGGGGGGAACTCGGTAACCGCGATAGCGCCGTCACGCGGGGGCTTGAGCTCCCAAGACACTTCGACCTGCGGATTGCCGTCCCGGTCCATCTGTACCTCACCGTTGCGCTTGGCTTCCTGCGTCTTGACAGTGACCGTCTTGCCGATGATCGCACGTGCGATCTGGTCGAGTGTCGGTCGCTGCTGCACCAGGGCCTCATCAGTGATGCCGAGGGCCTTCATGCTTTTCATGAACAGGCTCGCGTTGTTCTCGGTCATGTAGATCCGGTGGTGGAACGTCGTGGGCCGCTTGCCCGCGTGCTCACCTTCGGTGATCTTGAGACGCACCTCGATCTGCGGCGTCTTTTTCTGGCTGGACTCGCCAGCTTCGGCGGCCTCGATGCGCACCTGGTAGTTGCCGATCGGCGCGACCTCGGTAACGCCGCTTTCCTTGGCCTTCGCGACCAGGACATCCCACGGGACAGTAGTCATGATTTGTAGTCCTTACTCCGGCACGAAGCCGGGGAAGATTTGGCCCATCATCTGTGTGATGTTGGGGTTCTCGACGGTGTTGCTCTCGAACCGGTCTTCGAAGTGCGAACCGGTGATGTAGTTGGGGTTCGGCTTCACCATGAGCGAGCGAACCAACGGGCTGTCAGCGGCAATGATCCCATCCGCGTTTGGCACCTGCTTGACCGTGAGGCAAGCCGTGGTGTTCATCCAATAGGCGATGCCCTTTCGGAGCGCGCCTTCCATGTTAGGAACGTACTTGCCGTCCGAACGAAGGTCACCTTCGGCAGTGAACACCGCTACCCGGAACGGGTTGCGCACGTCCTTCACCATGTCGCGGAACCGCTGCACCTTCTCGGACATGCGGGTCAGGAGCTGACCCCAGTCCGAATACTGCTGGTTCCCGGACTGGAAACCGGGCAGCGCTTCCTTGCAGCGTTTCTGGAGCTGCGTCACGGAGTCGACTACGATCGACTGGAACGGGTGGTCAGGCTGGATAGTCCACCCGATGACCTGCTCGACGGTTTCCCATCGAAGCACGTCGACCACGCAGATGTCCCAGGTTCCGTCCGCCTTCGGCGGCGCTTCCTTCGGGTCCCACCACACGACGCGGTAGGGCTGGTTCGGGTTGTTGGGGTTCTTACGCCCTTCGAACGCGTTCCAGGACCCTTCGGCGTCGAGCGCGAGTACCGGCCCCGGGCAGCTGGCCCCAAGCGTGGACTTGCCGCGCTTGGTTTCGGCGTAGACGAGAAATGTCGCGTTGTGTCGCGGGTTTCTGTCTTGTGTCATTGCATCCTTCCTCTTTGTCTAGGTCTGAATTATATCATGCGGCGTAGCGGGCAAGCGGATCACGCTCGCTGAACTCCTCCCGTACCATGTCCTCAGCTCGTGACCCGTCATCGAAAAGCGGACACAGGGTGAAAAACTGGCACTTCCATGCACAAGTGTCGTCAGGGCTCGGCTCAGCGATGTGCGCCTGCTCTTCGATCGTGGCGTCTTTGAGCAGTGCCTCAAGCTCAAAGATCTTCGTGATCTTCCGCTTCATGTGCAACTCGTAGGACGCGATCTGGTCGTCGTTGTGGTTTACCTCGAAGCGGTCGTAGAACGGCGGTTTCGCCTGCTTGCCGCGCTTGACCTTCTTGAGCACGTTGTACAGCGCGCCGTCGCTCCATGTGCCTTCGGGCTGCGTCATGCGTTCCAGCCACGCGTAGTGGAGCATCTGGGGATTCATGTGCAACGTACTCAGCGCGGAGGTGAGGCTAGCTGCCGTCTTGTGGTCAACGAACTTCCGCGCGCCGTCCATCAGCCGAAGCACGCGAGCGTCCAACTTGCCGACGACTTCGAACTCACCGAACCGCTCCACGATCTCAGGCGCGAACTCCGAACCGCGAACCGACACGATCTCCTCAATCGCGGTGAACTCGATACCGGCATCGACGCCGGACTCGGCAACCCAATCGGCGTAGCCTTCCAGCATCGCGCGTTCGAGTTCACAGTCCTTGTCAAAGGCTTTGGACACCTCCACATCGGGATACACACCCAGTTCGGCGCAGTTCTCCAGATACGCCTGCCAGTCGGCATCCTGGGCGGCCTTGAGTACATCAAGGTACGCCTCAGGGTTCGGCCCGTAGAACGCCTCCAATCCGGTGTGCACGCGACTGCCGGACCGGAGCGGCCCCGAAGGGTTGAGCGCGACCGGCGACAAGCGTCTGTAGTCACTCAACCACCACCTGCGAGCACAGGCGAACGTCTTAAACTCACTCTGGCTGAATCTTCGCACGTTCCCTCTCCTCCTTCACTTCGGCCTCGTACCTCGGTGCCCAGCGTTCCACGAACGTTCTGAGGTTCGCGATGCGCTTGCGTTTCTTCTCTTTGGCGATGTACTCGGGCGTTGCCCGTGGGTCAGAGTAGTTCATGCTCGGTGGCATCAGTCCCCCATCAATCCGGTTGCTTCGATCCGGGCCGCTTCCGCGTCCAGATCATCGGTGGTCTTGCCCAGCGCGAGGAGCTTAGCGCGGTCGCGCACGATCTCCTCAAGCCGTTCCGCTTTGTCGTACAGTCTTTCGAGTTGCGTCTCTTCGATCGTGCCAGCGGCCACCAGGTCGATGATCGTCACCTTGTCATGCACTTCGGAGCCGATGCGGTGGATGCGATCGACGCCCTGGTTATTGTCGATGGCGCTCCAGGATCGTTGAAGCCGAACCATGGTGTCAGCGCGCGTCAGATTCAGCCCGACGCCACCGGCTTTGTAGGTCAGCAGGATGTAGTCGATCTTGCCATCCTGGAACGCCTGCACTGCTGCGTCACGCTCATCCCCTGACACGCCACCGGTCACCCGAGCGAACGGGATACCGGCATCGGTCATCCGCGTGGCCGCGAGGTCGATGAGCTGCCGGTGCTCAGCAGCGATGACCATGGGCTTGCCCGGCTCGTCTTCGATGATCGACATGAGTTCATCGATCTTCGAGGATTTCGGGCTGTCGGTAAGCGACACGATCCACGTGGCGGGGTCCTCAGGAGTCTCCCCCTGGTCGACCTCACAGTATGCGGACGCGAATTGCAGCAGTCGGGTCGCCCCCGCAAGGTTCCCGTTGGCGACGAGAACCGTTCCGTCCTCAAGCACCGTGACGAGCCGTTCGGCAATGTCCTTGTACGCCTTCGCCTGCTTGGGGCTCATCTCGACATCGCGTCGCATGAACACCTTGTCGGGCAGCTGCTTGAGTACATCGGCCTTGATCATGCGGCGGAAGTGCGGGTCAAGGATCTTGAAGAACTCCTCTTTCGTCTCGGGCTTGAGGCCGACAATCGACATGCCGCCGAAGTGGTTGTACTCGATCCGGGCGTAACGGTCGATGAAGGCGGACTTCGAAGGGAACACGTCAGGCGCGATAGCGTGCCCGATCGACCACAGGTCACCAGGGTGGTTCGCCACCGGCGTACCTGTGAGCGCCCAGCGGTATTCGACAGTCGGACCGTGAAACACGTTCCAGATAGCGCGCGTCTGCAAGGCGTTCGGGTCCTTCACCCTGTGTGCTTCATCGAGTACGCACACCTTGAACGGGATGCGGTTCAGTTCCTTTTCGTGTACCTCGCAAGCGGACTCTTTCAAGTCCGGTGTTCCCGGCTGCGTCTTCGTCTCGCACTCCATACAGCGCTTGAGGCGCGTCGAACCGTAGGGGGACAGACGGGAATGCAACTTCATCGCTTCGATGTTCACGATGATGACAGCATTGTCGGCTTCGGCTGCTTCGTTGATCTGCACGCGGCGCTTCGCAGCACTGCCCTGAATGACAAACGGGTTCGCCTCAGGAAGCCACCGCTTGATCTCGCGTTCCCAGTTCCGTTTCAGGGAGTTGGGGCAGACGATCAGAACAGGGTAAGCCTCTCCGATCATGTCGACAGCACGAACAGCCGACAATGTCTGAAAACTCTTGCCAACTCCCATTTGATCCCCCAGGAGCACACTGCGTGCTTTGACCAGAAAGTCACGCCCGGGGATCTGGAACGGATACAGGATGTTGTCGTGCCCATTGGTGTAGTCGGAGCTACCTGCGAGCGACAACGCTTCACGCAGTGACAGCACTTCGTTACGACGCTCCCGCTCAGAACGCGCCCAAGCGGCAAGCTCCGGTTCGACAACGATGCGGTCCCCGAACAGCTCGCGCAGCACGATGCACGCGGCATACGACTTCGGAAGCGTCCAGCGCTTTGCCTTGCGGTCCCACTTCTTACCAGGGATCATCTTGATCTGATAAGAGTCGTTCCACAGCGTTTCGTCGGGATCCCCGTTCGCCTTGCGGCTGAACAGGGTGATCCGGTCGTCTTCGCCGAGTTCGGCATAGATCTCATTCATCGTTCATCCTTCCGTCGTAGGTTCCATACTAGCATTCCGCACCAGTTCTGACCAGCGGGGATAGTCCACATCCTTGAGGATCGCGAACGCCTGCCTGGCGGCGTCGTTGGCGTGACGCATCCCGGGTGTTGACCACCCGACAGCTTTCAGCATGTCGTCACTGGCGAATTTGAGATTCGCCTTCGCGTACTGGCGAACGTCGCTCACGCCGTGAAGCGCGGCGATCGCCTTCACCATGCCGGTGACCTCAAGCGCCTCGGTCTGCTGCGAGAGCTTCGCGGTCTTCGGCGTGATGATGTAGCGTTCGATCGCCATGTGGATGTTATCCGGTTTGACACCCCGTGACTGCCTGCGTAGTTCGTTCCAGAATTGCCGTGGGAACGTCTCTGCCTCAAGGTGCATACCTTCGAACCACGATCGCTCCCTTCCCGATCGCCATGTGAACACGCCGGTCATGAGACCGGGGTCGATACCAATAATCACGTACTCGTTACTAGATGTCATGCTTTTCGCCCCATTTCTTGGCCCATGCCCCGCCTGCGGTAATCGGTAGGGACAGTATCTTGTCGTTGTTCATGACCGAAGACATGATCTCGATAGCCTCCGGCAACATCGCATCAGGCACGTCAGCGCCGATCTCATCGTGGATGAACAGGGCCAGATAGTCGCCGAGTCCCGCCGCGTCCAGTTCGAGTGCCATCGTCTTGAAGATCTCCGCAGCCCAACCTTGGATCAAGTGGTTGACCAACTGATACAGCTTGTTCAGGTTCTTGCTGGCGTACCGTCGTCCCGTCATAGGCGAGACAACGTACGCAGTCCCTTCCTCTCGATAGCGCCTCATAGCGGCGTTGTACACCCCCGTGTGAAACTGCTTGATTCCCGGATATGAGGCATTGATGCCCTTGTCCAGTTTCTCAATCTCCGCTAGCGGTCTACCCGTGGTCGTAGCGAGCCTGTCAAGTCCCGCACCGTAGTTAGTTGCGTACATGTACGACTTAATGGGCGAACGCCGCGGATCGGACTTCAGCAGTGACTCGTCCTGATACACCTTCCGCATCAGCAACATGAAAAAGTCATCGTCGGCGAGCAACGCCTCAATGAGTCCAGGGTCCTGCGAGAGGTGCGCGAGCAACCGCAATTCGATCTGGTCAAGGTCGAAGAACAGGAACGAGTGCCCCGGGCTCGACACGATGCAGTTGCGCACGATGATGCTCAAGGGGTCCGACTTGTCCGCCCGCGGAAGGTTCTGCAAGTTCGGTTCGCTCATCGACATACGCGCCGTTTTGACGCCCATGGCCCCGGCATCAGCCTCCTTGAACCCCAGCGTGTTGATGTTGGCGTGGATTCGCCCATCGAACGCCGAGCCTTCGATGAAGTTTCGCAGGTATGTCGACCCCAGCTTTTCCACGCGGGTGCGCAGTTGCAACAGCTGGACTAGCGGGTGGTCAACGCCCTTAAGCGCTTCCTTGTCCAACGCCCAGTCGTTGCCGCTGGGTGTACGTTTCCACAGCTTCGCTTCATCTCGTTCGAGTCGGGCGATAACCTGTTTCTTGGAGCTGAGGTCGACGCCGAACTCATCACGGCCGCGACGGGTGCAGTCCTCAAACACGCTCATCAGCTCGGTGCGCTTCTCCTCAGCGTACGGACGATCCACGCAGACTCCGCGTCGCTGCATCTTCTCCGCAACCCAGCTCACCGAAAGTTCGAGGTCATACGCCTTCGGTGCCTGACGCAGCGTCGACTGGTAGTGGTTCCAGAGTCGCATGGTGATAATGGGGTCAAGTGCGGCGTACAGCCAATACACAGCACAAGGGCCGGTAGCCGCGACAGGGATTGTGGCCCACGTGTACCCGCCGGAGTGCATGACTTCATCAAGCTGCTGCTGCATGACGGCCGCGCGCGTGTCGACATGTTTAGCCCCTTGCTGTTTGAGCCCGATAGACACGCTAGGATCGGCAATGTGCGCCAGCATCATCGTGTCCTCAATGAGGTGCAGCGGAATGTTGATGTCGTGGTTTCGCAGCATCGCAATGTCGTATTTGGCGTGATGAAAGACGAACTTTCCGCCACCACGCGCCCACCGCTCAATGATTTCCGCGATGAGACCCCACCAACGATCGATGGGGATACTGAACCCGTGTTGTTCGTCGCCGAACTGAACCAGGCGAACGCGGTCATGGATCGTGTCGAGCCCAGTACCCTCCGTGTCGCACCCGATGTGCGTTCCGGTTTGGCTGGAAAGCCAGTCAAGGCAAGCGTTCACGTCCTCGATCGTCTCGACTAGGTGGAGTTGTACGCCTTCGAGCATCTTTAGTCCTTTCATCTTCGATCTTGAAACGGGAGCCCCGAAGGGCACCCGTGTACGTGTCTCTAGCTTACAGCATTGGCAGCGGCTCGGCTAGCCAGCCATAGGGGAAGCGTAACCGGCCAGAGCGCGGCAATGCCGACCGTAACGAGCAGGTCACGCCAGATCTCATCTTCGGTGGTGTTGCGGTGCTGGGATTCGGGCATGGAGCCCATAACGGTTGATACGGTATTGAACAGCATGACACCCGCGCCAATGGCGAACATGGTGTAACCGAGGACAAAAAGGGCAGACCAAATCACGGCGGATTCCTTGCGAAGGTTTGTGCGGTCTGTCCAGCATAGCGAAAGACCCGGTGCCCCATCGACACCGGGTCTGACACGTTATCTAGCTTTCTGTTTCGCCGTTCATGATCGCCTCGATATCGGCCTTTCGAAAACGATTGTGTCCGCCTGGCGTCTTGATCGAGAACAGCAGTCCTCGTTCCGCCCAGCGCGTGACTGTTTTGGTGTCAACACGCAAAGCCTCCCCTACCTCACTCGGTGTCATGAGTTCCTTGGGTTCGCTCACGTCGTCTCTCCTTGTGTCTTCGACATGCACGGGATGCACAGGTCTGCCTGTAGCAATCTGACAATGTACTGCCGGTTGCCTGGTGCTGTGAGACCAGTAACGTCCATGATCTCACCGTTGCTGTTTCGGATGGTGTCGCCCATGAACGCAGCATGCCACCAATTGGGGCGTTGCTCGACACCCAAAGTGCAACCGCAGCCGTCGCAGTAGGTTCTATTGGACATCACTGTCTGCCGATCCACTGTCCGGCTTCGAACAGAATCCACAACACGAGAACCGCAGCAGCAAGCGCGAACGGGGAAAGCACGCACAGCACCGCGATAGCGCAGCCGTTGAGCTTCGGTTTGTCGTCAGTCATCTACTTTCCTCCCAGCCCGGGAAAGTTTGCGTTGTCGAGTCCCGTGAAGAACACCCCGTCACCGGTCCGGTGTTCTCCTGCGTGTCCCTTCACAAAGATGCACGGTTTCGATGCCCCGGTGTATTTGCCGTCAAGGTATCCATGCAGGCTGACGTTGCACGGCAGCACTGGTTCAGATTCGGCCTTCGGCGCGGCTTTCG